CCGGAGGACATACCGGAGGGGCATGATCCAACGGAGGAAGAGCTGAAACAGTATGCAAGAATGCAGCAGATGATGAATGGGATGCAGGATAAGAGCCTCAATCCCATGATAGAGGAAAGGAGCTGAGAAGTATGCTGAAGGAAAGAAAGAATGTAAGAAACACGGAAATTGAGGATGCAAAGGAATTTGCAGCACTGTACTCCAAACTGGATCCTAACGAGAAAATGCAGGTGAAGAGCATCATCATTGGGATCCAGATTGCAAAGGATAACAAGCCGGAGGTGGCCGCTGTATGAAGAAAGAGGTGAAGGTTCAGATCACCCTCTCAGATGGATACCGGGAGCGGTTCACAAGGGCCTGCATCAAGGTAGCAAAGAGAAGGGTTGAGAGCGGCGAGAAGCAGGCAGCCGACAGAGAGCGAGCTGCAAAAGCCGGGTAGGAGGATCTATGAGAGGGGCAAAAAAATGGAGGCAGATCTGAGCAATCCGCCTCCGAAGTCCTCAAAAACAAGGACATACTAAACCGTATAAATAGTATATCACTTTGAGGGCTTAAAGTCAACCGAAAACGGCGGAAAAACAAGGGTTTTAAGCCCTTTTTAACCGCTTGATAAGGATATTAAAGTTAGGGGTGATATGCAATTTGTATATAAAGAGAGTATATGACCTTGGGTGGCTGAAGGAAGTGGCCAAATACTATCCGGGAAACTATGGAGCACCGGGGGTGAAGAGAGGGCCAAAGAGAAAGAGAACACCTGAGGACATAGAGAGGCAGAATAAGACCAACCGGGAGAAGAAAGTGCAGAGGTTGATCCTGGCCAACTTCAAGGAGGGTGATTGGCACCTGATCCTGAAGTACAAGAAAGACCTGAGGCCGGAGAGCTTCCGGGAGGCAAAAAAACAGATCCAGAAATTCCTTGCAGATATGAGAGGAGCTTATAAGAAAGCCGGGAGGCAATTCAAATACATATATGTGACAGAGAGGGGCAAGCAGGGAGCCTGCCACCACCATCTGATCATTGAGGACATATCAGAGCCAGGGCTGAACACCACAAAGATGGTGCAGAAATACTGGAAATACGGATCAAAGGCATTCATCCCGCTGTATGAGGATGGAGAGTTTGAGAACCTGGCTGAGTACATAGTGAAGAAAGAGACCAAAGAGGAGCAGGACGGATGCACATATTCCCGGAGCAGGAATTTGATTGTACCGGAGCCTCAGCGGGAGAAGATCCACAGAAACAGATGGCAGAGAGAGCCAAAGCCGGAAAAAGGATGGTACATCATCAAGGATTCCATTGTGAACGGTATCAACCCGGTGACTGGATACCCATATCAGCATTACACCATGAGGAAAGTGGAGCCGGGAGGTGATTCAGGATGAAATTTGATGTGAATATCTATGTGGAGACCACCTGGAAGGGCCCGGCCAGGAGAAAAGGCGTTGCCATGTGGCTTGTGGAGTACAAAAGGGCCGGAGAGTCAATCACCAGGCAGGGAATGATCCACCTGGATGATGGCACAGAGAACCAGGCCTCTCTCATGGCCATCACGGCGGCTGCAAAGATACTCACAAAAGAGTGCTCAATCCGGGTATTTACTCAATGTGAGCACATTTTGAACACAGTGGGGAACTTCTGGCATATACAGTGGCAGAAAAATGACTGGTACAACGCCAAAGGGAAGCCGGTGAAGAATGCGGAACTCTGGCAGCAGATGTTGGAAACCCTGGGAAAGCATTCATATTCATTTCACAGCGGGCACCATGAATTTCAGAATGTGATGCAGATTGAGATCAGGAAGGAGATGGAGAAGAAATGACAGAGCAGCAGTGCCATGATGCGGCGGCCAGAAGAGAATACCTGGACGGATACCGGCAGGAACCATGCCAGAGAATGCAGGAGATCAATGCGGTGAGAAATACCATCCTGGCAGCAGTACAGAAGCGGATCCCTGGAAAGAAGGGCATTGAGGCATCCAGGGAGATTGCAGATGAGGTGATGGATGCCATTGCCGAGAACTACAGAACCATCACGGAGGTGCATGAGATTGTTGAGGCGGTACGCCTGGGAATGGATGTGCAGATTGCGTATGCAGATCCTTCAGAGGATGAGCCGGATCCATACATTGTGAGGCCGTGTTGGTAGGAAGGAGAAGAGAATGGAAAAGGTGTATGTGTGCTCACAATATGGCACCAGAGGAGACCGGGTGGCCAACCTGGAAGCAGCAAAGTTTTATTGCATAAAGGTGATTGAAGAGGGGAAAGTTCCGATCTGCCCACATCTGTTCTATGCCGGAGTGCTGAATGATGAGGTGAAGAGCCAGAGGGCAGCAGGCATGGAGATGGGAATGGAGCTCCTGAAGGAATGCGGGGAGCTGAGGATCTTCAGCCACCTCTCAGAGGGAATGAAGGCAGAGATCCTGAAGGCAAAAGAAATGGGCCTGCCGGTGACACTGGCAACCGATATGAGCCGGGAAAAACGGAAAGAGATACTGAGAGAATTGGAGGAGCTGATGAATGGCAAAAAGCATCATACAGAAGAGAACTGATCCTCTGAACCGTGAGTGCTTCCTTTGCAGGGAAGAGGCTGAGAGGAATGGATACTATGGAGAGTTGAGGCATACCGGCCTTCATAGACACCATTTCATATATGGCCGGTTCGGATGCTTCAGGAAAAAAGCGGAGCACTATGGGCTGTGGGGCTATGTATGCGAAGAGAGGCACCACGAACACGGCCCGGAAGCTCCGCATGATAACAAAGAAGTGAACAAGCACCTCAAAGAGGTGGCTCAGAGAGCCTTTGAGGAGAAATACAGCCATGAGTTGTGGATGCAGGAATTTGGCAAGAACTACCTGGAAGGTGATGAAGATTGATGAATGGAGATTGTTTTCCGTACATAGTCGGACAGAGAGCAGAGATTTTCCATGAAGGAAAGTGGCAGCAGGGCTGCATAGTGGCCGGGTATCGGTTCAGAGATGGAATTGTGACCATACAGACGGACACCGGGCAGAGGATCTGGTGCGGAGAGAGCCGGAAAGAGCTCTACAGAAAAATTTGAGAAAGAAGGGATAAGCAATGAAGAGAACCATGAAAATTGGCGGCGGAAGATCCATCACGTTTGAGGATGGAGACGGAAACAAGGTGTATGAGAGCCTGGATGCCTGGAAAGCTGAAGGAGAGAGAAGATTTGGGGCGGATATTCGCAAATGGAAATTCAAGTGCCCTATGTGCGGCCATGTGGCAGCAGTCGAGGACTTCATAAAGCTGAAGGTGAAGGATCCGGCCAACAGTGCCTATGAGGAGTGTATTGGCAGATACACCGGGAAGGGAAGCCCAAAGAAGGGAGATTCCTCTGGATGCAACTGGGCGGCCTATGGCTTGTTTGGAATACCGAAGGGCGGCGTATTCGTGTTTACCGGCCCGGAGCAGGGGGCTCACATATTTGATTTTGCAGAGGAGGATGAGTGATGGCCAATTTGGATGTGATGTATAGCAGCAAAACAGATCAGTGGGCCACACCTCAGGAGTTCTTCAATGAGCTCAATGCGGAATTTGCCTTTGATCTGGATCCGTGTGCTGATGAGAAAAACCATAAATGTGAGACATTTTTCACCAAAGAAGAGAACGGACTTTTGAAGGATTGGGGGGGGCGCCGGGTATTCTGCAATCCTCCATACGGCAGAGAAATTGGGGAGTGGGTGCAGAAAAGCTACGAGGAAGGCCACAAGGAGAATACCCTGGTGGTTATGCTCATACCGGCCCGGACGGATACAAAGTATTTCCATGATTACATCCTGCACCGGGCAGAGGTGAGATTTGTGAGAGGCCGCTTGAAATTTGGCCAGGCGGCAGCAGGAGCCCCATTTCCATCAATGGTGGTGATATTCAGGGGGCCGAAGATGTGAGGTGATGAAGATGGCACTGGAAATTGTACCAATAAGCTTGAAAGAGGCAAATGCCTTTGTAGAGAGATACCACAGACACCACAAGCCGGTAACTGGCCACAAGTTCAGTATTGGATGTTCTGATGGAGAAAAAATTGTAGGTGTGGCAATCGTTGGGAGACCGGTATCAAGATACCTGGATAATGGTTGGGTATTAGAAGTCAACCGCCTATGCACAGACGGAACAAGAAATGCCTGCTCAATACTCTATGCAGCGGCATGGAGAGCGGCGAGGGCTATGGGATATAAGAAAGTGATTACATACATTCTTGAAACAGAACCAGGAACAAGCCTGAAGGCAGCAGGATGGAAATGCGTTGGGCAAGCGGGAGGTGAACGGTGGACTGGGAAAAGAAGGCCTGAGGTAGATCTGTACCCGGCACAAATGAAACTGAGGTTTGAAAGGGAGGACAAGGATGGCCAGAAAGAAGAATAAGGCAATTACAATCAATCGGAACCGGTACAACGATATAAAACGGATGGATCACGGCTCCATGGAGGAATATGTGAATGAAGTGTATGAAAAAGGCGTTGAGGCCGGGCAGAAAGCGGCAGCAGGATCATTTGATACAGCACTGGCCATGGAGGCAATCAGCCGGATCAAGGGCATTGGCCCGGTGAAAGTGCAGCAGATCAAGTTGGCTCTCATTGCAGCGGGAGCCAAAGACACTGAGAAGGCAGCAGGCGGCCAGAACGCCTGAGAACATATAAGGAGGATAAGAAAATGAATTTGACAACCAGAAGAACAGAAGGAACCACATGGAAGGACATTGCAGCCCTGGTGGCAGCAGGAAGCCTGAAGGTAGGAGATCAGATTGAGGATGAGCTTCTCACCGGAGAAAAGATGGTGTATGAGGTAGCTCATATCACGGAGGACAGAATGGACTTCATCAGCCGTGACACCATGGCAGAGAGATTTGCATGGAATGAGAACGGAAGAAACACCGGAGGCTTCAAGGAGAGTGACCTCTGCAAGGCTCTGAATGAAAAGGTATGGGAGCAGCTTCCAGAAGAACTGAAAGCTGTGATCTGTGAAAGAGAGTGCATCCAGGTTGTAGACGGCAAAGAGGAGAAATTCATGCTGAAGCTGTGGCTCCCTTCAGAATATGAGGTATTTGCAGATGGGTGGCTCTCTGATGCAAAGGAAGGGGAGCAGTTAGAGATCTTCAAGGATCCGAGAAACAGAGTGAAGATGGGAGGACACGGCGGAAGCCGGGCCACCTGGTGTCTTCTGTCCGTTCGTGGTGGCAATTCTACCAATGCCTGCAATGTCAACAACAACGGCAATGCCAACAGCAGCAACTGCACCAGTGGCTTCCGGGTGCCGCTCTGCTTCTCAATCAAGAGATAATCAAAAACAATCCTGCCGCTGTAACCGGCGGCAGGGTAACTGGTAGGGATACGCTAATGAATTTTCAGGAAGGGATAAGCAAATGGAATGGCTATTTGTATACGAAAATGGAGGATGGTGGCTGAAAATTGGCAACACGGAGCAGCTCACCGAGTACCACAAGAAAACAGATGGGAGCAGATATGAGGAAGCTCTGAAGATGTATACATCCGGCAAAAGACCGGAAAACATGAGCCTGGAAGAAAGAATAAAGATGGCCGGGAACAGAGACTATCAATACATGATAGGAGCAATCATGCAGGCCAGAAATTTGGAGTGCAGCATTCTGGATGGCTTTAGAGCCATGAACATAGAAATTGGAATGGCGGAGCTGAACACCATCAAAGAATATGGTGCGGTATACATCAACAAAGCAGGAGGGCACACCTTCCAGGTACACGAAACACAATTTTGCAGAAGAAAAGAGCTGATTTTCCCTGATTTCAAAATTGAGGATATAAGGGTGAAACGGTTCCAGGGCGGGTGCCATTGGTACGCCTATATAGGAGATATGCAAGTAAGGAATGGAGGTGAGCTGAAATGGAACACAGAGGCAGCGGCCAGGAAGGCAGCAGAGAGTATTGTGAACTGTTAGAAGAAAAAGTATGGGCAGAGGATGAACTGAAAAAGGCCAGAAACTTCAACAGGGCAGCAGTATCATTGATAATTTTGCTACTGTGCTTCATGGTGAGTATGCTTCTTTGCATAAAGAGGCAGGAGGAGAGCTTCAGACACCTGGAAACCAGGTATGAAGAACTGAGAGAGGAGCTGATTGGCACAGATTATGGAGAATAAGACACGAACCAGAAGGAAGGCAAGGAGAAGAAAGCGGATAAACCTGAAGATCCTGGGGATCATGCTCATAATTATTTCTGTGTCCTGCATCTGCATGGCAGCAGTGAAGAAAGAGGATGAGCCAGAACCACTCTCTGAAGCCACTGAGGTGGCCACAGAGGAGCCGGAGAAGGTTCAGGTAGTATTTATCCGGGAAGAACGGCCAACGGCAACAGAAGAGCACTCAACGGACTGGGATGCGTATGAAAGCTATTTACTGGCCAGGATTGCAATGGCAGAGGCGGAAGGAGAAAGCACTGAAGGAAAGGCCATGGTGATAAGAACGGTTCTCAATAGAGTTTGGGATGATGATTTCCCAGGAACCATTGAGGATGTGATATTTGAAATAAAAGACAGAGTTTTCCAGTTCAGCTCCGTTATGCCAGGGGAAAGATATTGGAATGTGGAACCGGATGCGGATTGCTACAAAGCACTCTATATGGTGATGGTAGATCACTGGGATGAGAGTGAGGGAGCCCTATATTTTGAGGCAACATCCAACGGAGAAGGAACCTGGCACTCAAAGAACCTGGAATACATAAAAACAGTGGGAAACCACAATTTCTATAAGTGATAGGAGGATAAGCAATGCAGATTTTCATGGGAGGAAGAGGAAACGGCAAGAGCACCGAGCAGATAATAGTGACCATATCAGAGGGCAATCCTGGATGTGTGCAGTTTTGCTGTGAATTGCTTTCAAAAGGAGGGTATGAGGCCCTCCTCATGCTCACAGAGGCAAGGCTAAAGGGCAGCAGGGCATATCAGCTCTGGAACGATTGCTGCGGAAGAGACACAGAAAAAGCCATCAAGGTGCTTCAGTACAGAAAAGATGGCCGGATCACAGAGGAAGAGATGAAAGACCACGTTTTTCAGCCGTGGGGCAAGCCGTTTGATCTGGAAGAAATTGAAAAGAGGGAAGCTGCAAAGCCTGAGGGAGGGTTCCTGAAGGCAAGGCATGGGATGATACTGGCCGGAAGAACACCGGAGGGAACTTGCCCAATGTGTGCGGTGAAACATGATCCGGATCAACCCCACAACCTTCAGAGCCTTGCATATCAGTATAAATTCTATGATGAGCATGGCAGATGGCCGACCTGGAAGGACGCAATGGAGCATTGCACCAAAGAGGTGCAGCAGTTCTGGATCCAGGCATTGAAAGAGAAGGGGGTGAAGATTGATGGATAATGATGAAATGAAGGCAATCCTGCATACCGGAGGAAAGAGTGATAGGCTCCTCATGGAGGAGGGCGGCATGGTATCAATCAAAGATCTTCCATGGCTCAGAGCGGTTGCAAATGCCTGGGATGGCGTTGAGGTAAGAGTAAAGAAAAACCAGGGTGAAAGCTACAGCCTGGTGGGTTGGAATGAATGTGACTGTGAAATAGATGCCAGAGTAAAAGAGGCAATCTGGCAGATGGAGCAGGATCCGATCTTTGGAACCTATTGCGGGAACCGGGAAGATTTTGAAGAGGCGTGGAGAGAAGGAAGATATGAACCGGCGGGCGGAATTTCCTTCCTACCTAAAAACGTGGAGATCCTGGATGAGACTGAAGAGGAGCACCTGATCAGGTTGATCACATCACATCCGGGAATGAAGATCCTTCACATGGTAGATGCTGAAGTATGCTGCGGAGAGGATAGTGGGTACTGGGCAGGCACTATTGGATGGTGCCGGGTATCAGAATACATATTAACGGACAAGAACAGCCTGGGCGGCGGAAGAATATGGGAGAGGCATGAAGCCAGTGAATTGGTGGATCTCATTTCCGAGGATGCAGAGGAGAAAGCGGCAGCGGGAAAAGCACTCAGCCAGAAGGAAAGAGACCGGATATACCAGGAGGCCCGCCGTAAAGCCTGGGAGAAAGTGGCACAGATGCCATGGCAGAGGGCAATCATTGTAGATGTGACCACCCTGGATGAAGATACGGAGGAGGTAAATGTCTGAGGAAGAATTTGAAGAGATATGCAATGAAGTCCTGGCCGGGCGGCCTATATATAAAAGTCTCAAATTCATAGAGAGCGGCATTCCGAGATGGAGGCTGCACATATTGGAACACAATATGGCACCAAACGGAGGAGACAGAGAGCTCCTCTGCATTGAGAAGCCAACAAAAGAGGCGGCCCTGGCAGCAGGCGGGAAAATATTGAGGGAGAGGATGCAAAAGTGAACAGACGGCAGAAAAGAAAGCAGTTCAAGAAAATCTATGGAATGACACCGGAACAGTATGAGAAGTGGTATAGAGAGCACTGGCCGGAGCTGATCCGGGAAGGCATGAACAACTTCTCAGAGGCACTGAAACGAATGGGAGCAGAGGTGTCCGAGGCAATCAGAGAGATTGGAGAAAGTTGGAGAGAATACGGAAAAGAACTCAACCAGGCAATGAAGTATACGGAAACTGAGAATATGCTCAGGAAAGCCAATCAGATGCCGGAAGGAGTAGATAAGAGCCTCCTGAAGCATATTGGGATCCGGACGGATAGAGCGGGATGGGTATATGATTTCTGGTTTGATGAGGCAAACAATGAGTATTTTGTGGAATTATTGCAGGAAGGGGTGAGTGAGTAATGGCAGGAGCATGGATGTTGCTGAAATTTTTAGGAGTATGCTGCCTGATCGTGTTGGCCGCATTGGCACTGATGATTTTGGTGGCCTGCTTTGTAGCAGTATGGAAAGCAATCACTGAGAAGAAATAAGGAGGAGAAGAGCATGGAGAAAGATATTCAGACAAAGATGGAAGAACGCCAGGAAGTAATAGACGGCATGAGAAGCCTTCAGGCAGAGGTAGGAAAGAATGCCAGAGAGCATGGATGGTGGGATGGAGAGGAGAGAAGCTTTGGAGAGCTGATTGCCTTGGCCCACAGCGAGCTCTCAGAGGCCCTGGAAGAGTACAGAGAAGGCCATAAGCCGACTGAGACATACTACAGAGAGCAGGATGGAAAAATGGAGGGCATACCGGCGGAACTTGCGGATGTGGTGATCCGCCTCATGGATATGTGTGATCATTATGGAATAGACCTGGCAGCAGCAGTTGTGGAAAAACATGAATTTAACAAGAGCAGACCATACAGACACGGAGGGAAGGTGATATAGTGGCAAGCCTGACACTGGAAACAAAGAAAGACATTTTGAGAGATTTTCTCCTGGAAGCTGCGGATGATGATTTCTTGAAATGGCTTGAAGGAAATGGATATTTCACGGCTCCGGCATCAAAGAGTCATCATGGATCAGAGGAGGGTGCCCTTTATGAGCACTCTCTTCAGGTGGCGTATGAGCTCATCAACCTCACGGAGAAACTGGGGCTGAAGTGGCAGAGGAAGAACAGCCCGCAAATTATAGGAATGCTGCATGATGTATGCAAAATGGATGATTACCTGATCCGGGAGGAAGTAATTGGTGCAACGATAGACGGAGGCAAGATCTATGGCAACCCTCAGGTGGAATGGAACAAAGAAAGAATATGGCCAGGACACGGAGAGAAGAGCTTGATCATGCTGATGGGGCACATCAATCTCACGGAAGAGGAGAAAATGTGCATCCGGTATCACATGGGATCCTTCACAGACAGCAAAGAGTGGGAGTTTTATTCCAGGGCCGTGAAAATATATCCGAATGTGCTTTATACGCACATGGCAGATATGATTGCATCACAGATAAAAGGAGTTTGAACAGATGAAGAAAACAGTGGCATTTGATTTTGACGGAGTGATCCACAGCTATGAGAGCGGATGGCAGGGAGCAGCAGTTGTGCCGGATCCGCCGGTGCCGGGCATAAAAGAAAGCATTGAGGCACTGAGGGCAGCAGGCTATGAGGTGGTTATTGTATCATCCAGGGCAAACACAGAGGAAGGCTTCCATGCAATCCACAATTTCCTTCAGAAAAATGGAATTGAGGTGGACATGGTGACAAACAATAAACCGGCTGCGGTGTGCATTGTGGATGATAGAGCCATCTGTTTTGATGGAAATGCAAAGAGCCTGGTTGAGAAGATCGTGAACTTCAGACCATGGAATGCAAAGGAGGCAAAAGTGTGAATAACTGTAATTTTATAGGCAGGCTCACCAGGGATCCAGAGGTGAGATATACCCAGGGAGAAAAACCGCTGTGCGTGGCAAGGTTTACCCTGGCAGTAGACAGAGCAACAAAAAACCAGGGAGCAGACTTCCTGGCGTTCAAGGCGTTAGGGGCGAGAGGAGAATTTGCTGAGAAGTACCTGAAGAAAGGCATGAAGATAGGTGTATCTTCCAGGGCAGAGGCAGGCTCCTATACAGACAAGAATGGAAACAAGGTGTATTATACAGAATTTATTTGTGAAAACTTCACATTCTGCGACAGTAAGCAGAGCGGCCAGGCGGCAGCAGGAGATGGCTTCATGGATATTCCTGAGGGGTATGATACCGGCCTTCCGTTCAATTAGGAGGTGTGATGGGTGACAAAGGAAGATTTGCAGCAACTTTGCGATCTGAGGGAAGAGATCGCTGAGATTGAAACGAAAATAGCCAAACTGAGCAGCCGAGGCAGCAGGATTGTTTCCGACAAGGTGCAGGCATCAATGAAAGATTTCCCGTACACGCCAACCTCAGTGAAGATCACCGGTTTTGATGTGGTGGCGGATAAAAACACCAGAGCACAGATCATGAATAAGAGAATGCTATTGGAGAAGAGGAGGAACCAGGCAGCAGAACTGGAAACCAGGATCACGGCATTCATAAACTCTATACCACAGAGTAAGATCCGGAGAATGGTGGAATACAGATACATAGATGGATGCACCTGGGAGAAGATAGGGCGGATCTTCCATTGTGACCGGACAACGGCAGAGAAAGCCGTGTCAAAGTATCTGAGAGAAAATGGCGGGGAAAATTAAACTTTCCCACAATTCCCATTTTTTTATGTTATTATTGTATCAGGTGAAAATTTGTTAGCTTATCCCTATCATAATTGAATCCTGAAAAAGGGCATCTCATAGCGAGGTGCCTTTTTGTTGTGCAAAGGAGGGATAAAGATGCAAAATATTCAGACCAAAATCAACAAACTACTGCTTGCCCTGAGCATGAAGGGGATTGTATACAAAATCAACACTCAGCAATATTATTCAGAGAAGCAGGAGAGAATATGCACAAGGATGATATTATGGGAAGAACACCCAAACAGAGACGGCGAAGCATTTTATAGCAAGGTGAAGTTGCTGAAATACTTGGCGGAGCGGTGGAAGGAAGTGAATGAGGATGGATCCACAGCAGAAGGAGAGAATGGATGAGCTTGCCGCCCAGATGAGTGAAAAGCAGAAAGCATTCTGTGATTTTTATGTGGAGACACTCAACCAGACGGAGGCCGCAATCTTGGCCGGTTATTCAAAAAAGACCGCAAGAACAACCGGAAGCGAAAACATGACAAAACCATACATAAAAGAATATATAGATCTGAGGCTTGCAGAATTGGAAGAGGCGAGGATTGCAGACGCTTCCGAGGTGCTGAGGTATCTCACTTCTGTGATGAGGGGAGAGGTAAAGGATCAATTTGATCTGGATCCGTCACTTCAGGACAGAACAAAGGCAGCAGAACTCCTGGGGAAAAGATACCGGCTATTTGTGGATAAGCAGGAGATTTCCGGCAAAGTCGAGGGAGTAACGATCATAAACGATATTCCGAGGGAGAAGAAAGATGGAGGTTAGGCTCTCTGAGCTGATTGCACCTCAGTTCTATGATATTCATTGGGATATTATAGAGGGCAGACACACCCACTATAAACTGTATGGAGGAAGAGGATCAACAAAAAGCTCATTTGTGAGCATAGAGATCATCATGGGGATGATGGAGGATCCAGATGCCAATGCAGCCTGCTTCAGGCGGGTAGGGAACACATTGGCGGAGAGCGTGTTTGAACAGCTCTTGTGGGCCATAGATGCCCTGGGAGTTGCACACCTATGGAAGCCGAGCATATCACCTCTGAGGCTGACCTATAAGCCGACAGGGCAGAGGATCGTGTTCAGAGGATGTGATGATCCAAACAAGTCAAAATCAATCAAACTGAGGCATGGCTATTTCAAATACATCTGGTATGAGGAAAGAGCAGAATTTGAGGGAGATGAGGATGAAAGAAAGATCAACCAATCCCTCATGCGTGGCGGTGATAAATATGTGGTATTTTACACCTGGAACCCGCCAAAGAGCCTGAACTCATGGGTGAACCAGGATGTGCTTCAGGAGAGAGAGGATACATTGTGCAGCCACTCCACCTATTTGACGGTGCCGAGGGAGTGGCTTGGAGAGCAGTTCTTCATAGAGGCAGAGGAACTGAAGAAAAGAAAGAGGCTTGCATACCGGCATGAATACCTGGGTGAAGCAATAGGCACCGGCGGCAAAGTATTTGATAATGTGATCCTGAGAGAGATCACGGATGAGGAGATTGCAATATTTGACAAAATCAAGCAGGGGCTTGACTTTGGATTTGCTGCGGATCCTCTGGCATTTGAGAGAATGCACCTGAATAAAAAACAAAGGCGGCTGTATATTTTTGCTGAGATTTACCAGGTAAACCTCAAAACCAGGAAGGCGGTGGAGGAGATCCGGAAACTGAACCCTGAGAACCGCATAATAACAGCCGATAGCGAAGAGCCCCGCTCCATTGCAGCAATGAATGAGTTGGGGCTCAGAGTATATGGAGCAAAGAAAGGCCCTGGCTCAGTAGATTTTGGAATGGCCTACCTGAGTGATGATCTGGATGAGATCATCATTGATCCGGTACGCTGTCCGAATGCGGCCAGGGAATTTTCAACCTATGAGCTTGAAAGGGATAAAAACGGCAATTTCAAAGGATCGTACCCGGACAAGGACAACCACAGCATAGATGCAACCAGATATGCCTTGGAGGATGAGATGGTAAACAAGAAGGCGAAGATCAGGAACAAAGCAAAGAGGGGCCTGAGGTAAAGGAGGGAGAAAAGTGTATAGATTTTCATACCCGGCAGAGAAATTTGACGAGAGGAACCTGGACAAGAATGCGATCCTCACCCTGGTGAGAAAGCATGAGGGAATGGTTGACCGGCTCATCAAGAACAAAGCCTATTATGACGGCCACCACGCCATAGAGAACAGACAGAGAGACAAAGATGCACCAAACAACAAAATGAGCTGCAACCATGCAAAGGATATTTCCGACACGGCCACCGGATACTTCATGGGAAACACTATCACGTTCTCCAACACCGGAGATGCAGACATAGAGCCGCTGCTCACGGCATTTGATGAGGCAAATGTGGATGATGTAGATGCGGATAACGCTCTGGATATGAGCATTTATGGCCTGGCCTATGAATATGTGTATGTGAAAGAGGGAGAAACAAAGCCTCTTTCAAAGAATATTTCCCCGGTGTCCACCTTCATTGTGATAGATGATACGATTGAGGAGAATGAACTCTGCGGGATCTACTACTACAGAAAAAAGAATGATGTGAATGAAACATACATCTATGTGGCCACGGTGAGCACTGCTCATTATACCTATGTGCTCAACATAGAGAACACGGATGCCACTCAGATGGTGACGGAAGAACCGAAAGAGCATTATTTTGGGGAACCTCAGATCATTGAATTTCTGAACAACAAGGAAGGCATAGGAGACTTTGAGCAGCAGATCTCACTCATAGATGCCTATGATACCCTGATGAGTGACCGGATCAATGACAAAGAGCAGTTCATAGATGCGGTTCTGGTTCTATATGGAGCACTCATGGGGGATGATGAGGAAGAAACCACGGAGGCCCAAAAGCAACTGAGAGAGAATAAGCTCCTGGAACTTCCGGCGGACGCAAAAGCGGAGTATTTATCCAGGCAGATGGACGAGAGCGGAGCAGAGGTTCTGAGAAAAGCCATCAAAGAGGATATATACAACTTCAGCCATGTGCCAAACTTCATGGATGAGAATTTTGCCGGGAATGTGAGTGGAGTGGCCATGGAGTACAAGCTCCTGGGCCTGGAAATGATAACGAAAGTAAAGGAACGCCAATATAAGAAGGGCCTGAGAAAGAGGATCCGCCTCTATTGCAATTTCCTCAAAATGAAAGCAATTCTGATGGAAGCAGGATCCATTGTGGCCACATTCAGCAGGGCACTTCCTAAAAATCTTCAGGAATTGGCTCAGATCGTTCAAAACCTGAAGGATTCCGTATCAGCCAGAACACTTCTGAAGCTGCTTCCGTTTGTGGAAGATCCTGATTATGAAATTGAAGAGGTTGAGAAGCAGAAAGAGGAAGATGTGAGACGGCAGCAGGAACTTTTCAGCCAGGGAGCCAACACTCCTCCTGATGAAATAGAGGAAGAGGAGGATGTGATCCCGGATGATGAGGAGGAAGAGCAGAACAAACCTCCGAAGGAAGAGGACAAAGAAAAGGGCAAGGATAAGGACAAGAGGTGATCTGAATGGGATACTGGGAAAACCGGCAGGCTCAGATGATGTATGAATACATGAAAGATGCTGAGGCAGTATCCCAGGAGCTTGCCGATCTGTACGCAAAGGCTTCCAGGAGCCTGAACTACAGAATTGATGAGATTTATGATAAATTCAAAGACAGACACAACCTGAGTGATGATGAGGCTGTGAAGCTCCTGAATACGCTCCGGGATAAAACGGACATTGAGGAGCTGAAGAAAGCCCTGGCCAAAGATCCGAAGAATGCGGGGCTTTTGGCAGAGATGGAGAGCGGGGCATACAGAGCGAGAATTGAGCGGTTGGAACAGCTTCAAGCAGAAATAGATAGAATGATGCAGGAAGTATACAACCAGGAAAAGAAAATCACAACCAGGCATTATGCAGATCTGGCCAGTAATTCATATTACCGTGAGATCTACAATGTGCAGAGGCAAGTTGGTTTTCAGTTTTCCTTCTCAGCCGTGGATCCAAAAGCCGTGAGCATGGTGCTCAATTCAAAATGGAGCGGTGCAAACTACTCAGAGAGAATATGGAAAAACACCCAGGGAGTTGCCGATAATGTGAAGGAGCAGATGATTCTTGGCCTACTCACCGGAAAGACAGAGGGTGAGATGGCAAGGGAGATTGCAAATAAATATGCAACCGGGGCATTTGAGGCCCGGAGACTGGTGAGGACAGAAAGCAACTTTGTTTCTGGACAGATGCAGCTATCAGCCTATGAGGAATGTGGTGCGGAGCAGTATGAGTTCGTGGCAGTCCTGGATCTAAGAACCTCAGAGATATGCAGGAGCCTGGATGGGAAAGTGTTCTACACAAAGGATGCACAGCAGGGGGTGAACATGAACCCTATGCACCCATTTTGCCGATCAACAACCATCATACACCTGGGGCCGGATGTGGCAGCAGGATTGAAGAGAAGAGCCAGGGATCCGGTAAGCGGAGAAAATAAACTGGTTCCGGCAGATATGAACTATAGGCAGTGGTATGAGAAGAACGTGGCCAACAACCCAAAGGCCCAGGCCGCTGAGAAGATGATCCTGAATAAGAGCTCAGATCAGAGGCAATGGGAAAAATACAAGAATGTGATAGGCCAGAAGGCGGGCAAAAGCCTTGCAGCATTTCAGGATATAAAGTATAATGAACCTGAGAAATGGCAGCAGATCACAACCAGATATAAAGATACCAAACTGAGTGAAAAGCTGAGATCCGATAAAACCAACAAAACAATCCTCTCAGGCAAGCAGGGAAAGCACCTGATGAACCATAACAACTATACAGAAGGCAGGAGCTACCTCTATATCACGGAGCAGCAGGCCCAGGAACTTGTGAACCAATATGCAGGAACCGGAAGGATCATCCGCTCCAATAGTGATGGGAAGTGGCAAAGCAAAGAGAAGATTGTGGTGGATCATAATATAGGGCGGTACATCAATAAATTTGATGGAACCGAGGAGGACACAAACGCCTTTATGATTTCATACTCAAAGGGAGGCGTACATATCATACCGGCAAGGAGGGAATAGGCCATGATAATCAAAAGTGAATATATGGGCAAGAGGGTGAAGATCCTCACAGCGGATGGCCAGGAATACTCCGGGAAGGTTGTGGAGATGGAAGGGCCTGAAGCCACAGAAAGCGGTGAGCCTGAAATTGGGATCAACTATGCAGGAGGGATCCGGATGTTTGCGGAGAGCGAACTGGACGGAATAGAGCTCCTGAAAAAATAACTGAATAATACAAACGGCAGCAAGAGCTATGTGGAAACACATGGCTCTTTTTATATGCAAATTTTGAAGAGAGGAGGATCAAAGCATGAATTTTGGTGAGGCACTGGAAGCCCTGAAGGGCGGAAAGAAAGTGGCAAGAGCAGGATGGAATGGCAGAGGAATGTTTGTGGTGTATCAGAAAGGATACCCTCAGGGGATCCCCTGCAACAAACAGACGGCGGAAGCCTGGGGAATGAATGAGGGCGAGCCATTTGTGTGCAACCCATATCTTCAGATCAAGAATGTTGATGGCTCTCATTCTATGTGGGTGCCGTCTATCGGAGATTGCCTTGCTGAAGATTGGAAAGTGGTGGAATAGAAAGGCGGTGATCCTTTTATCTCCCCGGCTGAGGGTTAGAAAGTCGGCCAGAAGGCAGCAGGACGGCCTAAAACAATAACGGCTGCATAAATCAACCAGAAAGTGAATCTGTGGGGCCTATGGGGCAATGCAGGGGCATAGAGGAGGACAACATGAAGTATATGAACAACCATTATGGTGTAAGCAGAGTATTTGGAAACGCTCATTTCAAAATGCCGGTAGATATTGACGGCGGAGAAGGAGGAGCGGGCGGCGGTGGAGCCGGTGGCAGCGGTGCCCCAGGAGATGCCGGAGCTGATGGAAAAGACGGAGCAGGAGATGGAGGAAAGACCGGAGAAGGAGATCAGGGTGTGAGCTTTGATGATTTTCTGAAAAATCCGAAAAATCAGGCTGAGTTTGACCGAAGAATAGCAAAGGCTCTGGAAACCAACAAAACCAAACTTCAGGCGGATTTTGCCGTTCAGTTAGAGAATGAGAGAACTGAAGCTGAGAAAATGGCAAAAATGAACGCCGATCAGAAAGCCCAGTATGCAAGGGAAAAGAAGGAGAAGGAATTGACCGACAGAGAGACGGCAATTACCAAAAGAGAACTGAAAGCAACGGCCATTGAGCAGCTTGCGGAGAAAAACCTTCCTACCTCTCTGGCAGAGGTGCTGAACTATGCAAGTGCTGAGGAATGCAAGGCCTCCATTGAGGCTGTAGGAAAGGCATTCCAGGAAGCGGTAGAAAAGGCGGTGGAAACACGCCTTGCAGGCGGAAAACCGCCGAAGAAAGCCCCGGATGGCAATGAGGCCACATTGGAGCAGCAGATCATGAAAGCAATGAAAGGAGAATAACGAACAATGGCTATTAACACATTAGCAACAGCAACAATTTTTCAGACCACCTTGGATCAGATTGCGGTTCAGGAGGCTAAAACCGGATGGATGGATGCAAATTCCGGCCAGGTAGTATATAACGGCGGTGCGGAGGTAAAGGTTCCGAAGATCTCCCTGGATGGCCTGGCAGACTATGACAGAGACAAGGGATACACTCAGGGAAGCGTAACATTGGAGTACGAAACCCTGAAAATGACACAGGACAGAGGCAGAAAGTTCCAGTTAGATGCCATGGATGTGAATGAGAATAATTTTGTAACCACAGCAGCAACTACCATGGGAGAGTTCCAGAGGGTTCATGTGATCCCGGAGATTGATGCGTACCGTCTGAGCAAACTTGGCACCCTGGCCATTGCAAAGGGAAATGTAGAGTATGGCTACACTCCGGCAAAGGACACCATGCTTCAGAAGATCAAGAAGGCCAGAGCAGAGCTCAGAAAGAAGGGCTTTGTTGGCCAGATCATGATCCACATCACCTCTGATGCCCTTATGGAGTTAGAACTTGAACTGGCAGCTCAGCTCAGAGCGGCAACATTTAAGCAGGGAGGAATTGATACAACGGTTCCGGCAATCGACACAGACACCCTGCTCATTGAGACTGCGGATGATCGTATGCACACGGCCATCACCATGTATGATGGAAAAACAAGCACCCAGGAAAAGGGCGGCTTTGTACCGGCAGGAAAGCAGATGAATTTCATTGCTATTGGCCGCACTGTGCCGATTGCAGTAACTAAGCAGGACAAGATGAAGATCTTCACACCTGATCAGAACCAGGATGCAGACGCATGGAAGATGAACTATAGAAGATTCCATGATGTGTGGACAATGGACAATAAGCAGGAATTTGTATATGCAAATGTGAAGGATGCAGAGTAAAAAGGAGGGCATGACACATGAAAACCATGATCAAGGATAATGTGATCCGGAACGTGCCGGATGGCATGGTGGCAAAAAGAACCGCCGAAGGATACAAATTCATGGATGAGCCTTCTCAGGTGCCTCAGAATGCTTCAGAAATAGTACAGCCTCAGAATGATACCAATGGAGCCGTGAAAGCGGTTCCTGAGGGCACTGAGGAGCCTCAGGAAGGCACTGGCGAAGTGCAGCAGGAAAAGAAATACGACTGGCAGGAGCTTTCCTCTGAAAAAG